ACCAACCGGCTGACCGCGCGCGCGACGCTGGCGGACACCTTCGTCCGCAACGTGCAGAAGCTGGGCCTGAACGCCGGCCAGACGCTGAACCAGCTGGCCCGGAACAAGCTGTACGCGGCCTACGGCGGCGGCAACACCTGGGTGGTCACCGCCCAGGGGTCGGCCTCGACCACCTGCGTGGTGAACAGCGCCGCCGGTTTCGATACGGTCCTGGTCAACGGTGTCCCCACCGCGGTCTCGGCGGGCAATCCGCTGAACATCACCCTGGCCGGTGTCGCCAACACCGTCGTGGGATGCAACCTCGGCACCAACACGCTGACCCTGGGAACCTCCAAGATCCAGGCTGTCGGCGACACCGCTACTTCGTCCAGCGCGCCGTACTCGCTGCGCGCCGGGTCCCGGGCCTCCCGCTACAACCTGACCGGCGCGGACGTGATGACCGCAGCGCTGGCCCGCTCGGTCGTGCAGCGGCTGCGCTCCATGAACGTGCCGACCATCGGCGGGAACTACGTCGGCCACATGGACCCGACGACCGAGGCTGAGCTGTTCGCGGACCCCGACTTCAAGCAGGCCTATCAGGGCCGCGGCGACTCGGCGGTGTTCGGCGACATGTCGCTGGGGACCTTCCTGGGCGTCGACTGGGTGCGGAACAACGAGACCCCGACCACGGCCGATGGCGGCACCGGCGCGAACCTGACCGTGCACCGCCCGATTTTCATGGGCGCGGACTCGCTGATGGCCGGCCCGTTCGAGGGCATCTCGGACCTGCTCGCCGACACCGGCGTGGAAGAGGTGCCGATGATCTCGATGATCGGCCCGGCAAACGGCGTCGAAGTCGCGATGATCATCCGCCCCCCGCAGGACCGGCTCCAGCAGATCATCGGCGCGACCTGGTCCTGGGTCGGCGACTTCGCGACCCCGTCCGACATCACCACCGGCGACGCGTCCCGCTACAAGCGCGCCGTCGTCGTCGAGCACGTCTAGGAGGCCGTGATGCGCGTCTACGTCGAGCACGACATGACCGTGAACCACAACACCAACGTGGTCACGCTCCACGCCGGCCAGATCGTCGAGGGCCCGCTGGCGGTGTACCTCGTCGAGTCCAACTGCGACGTCACCATCGAATCCGACGACCGGCCGGCGGCCGAGTCCGCCCCGGTCGAGTCCACCCCCGCGGAGCCCGCAGCGCCGACCGTCGAGCAGTCGCACACCCCCGGCAGCGGCGAGCCCGGCGCGGCCGAGTAGCCGATGGCTGCCGAGCTGGTTACCGCTGCCGAGCTGTCGTCCTGGGTGGGGACCACGATCCCGCAGGCCCAGGGCGACCTGTTCATCGCCGCGGCGACCGCGCTGGTTGTGGCCGAGGTCGGCCAGACGCTGACGCAGGTCCTCAACGACACCATCACGGTCGACGGGATCTCGTCGGAGTGGCTGGCGCTGCCTCAGCGGCCTGTCACGGCCGTGCACTCGGTGACGATGCAGGACGCGAACCTATCGCCGGTCACGCTGGACACCTCGCAGTACTCGGTGCGAGGCAACCGGTTGTGGCGCCCGTGGGGCTGGCAGTTCTCTGCCGTTTTCCTGCCGCCGGTGCGGATGCTCGGCTACCAGTACATGACCTATCCGCCGCCGTCGCAGGTGAGCATCGTCTGCGACCACGGCTATCCGGCGGGTGATCCGGGGCTGGAACTGGCGCGCATGGCCGTGTTCACGCTCGGCGCCTCGGTTTTCGCCAACCCCTCCGGCTCCCGGTCGGTGACGGTCGACGACTACACCGAGAGCTTCGCCGACGCCTACGCCGGGATGCAGCTGCCTCCGGGGACCCGCATGGCGCTGCGGCGCCGCTACGGCCACTCGGCCGGATCGGTGCGTCCGCAATGACTTTGGCCTCCATCGTGGCCCGCGGCCGCGCCCGGCACATGCGGCTGATGCTCGACACGGTGTCGATCGTGCGACCGGGCAGACCGGTCTGGGACGAGACCGCCGGCAAGAACACGGTGCCCTCGACCCAGATCTACACCGGGCCGATGCGCTGCGTCGCCTGGCGCGGCAACGAGGAGCACGCGGCCGAGGCGGAGGTCGCGGTCATCCGCTACCGGCTGGCGCTGCCTGCCGACGGCTCGCTGCCGGTGCTGGCGAGGCGGGACGTGGCCACCATCACGGCCAGCTTGGATCCGGCGCTGGTCGGCGCTGTTCTGGTGCTGACCGAACCGGAGATCGCTACTACCTCGTCGGCGCTGCGCTGGGTCGCGGAGATCGTGGCATGAGCGGCGGGATGTCCGGGCCTACCGAGGCTTTGGCGGCCGAGCTGGCCGCTGCCGGGGCGCGGATGGCCGCGCAGGCCGTCGCGATCACGTCCAAGGGCGCGCTGAACGTCAAGAACGCATGGCGCCAGTCCGCGTCCGGCTTGAAGCATGCGCCTCAGTATCCGTACTCGATCACCTATGACCTGATCCGCTCTCCCGCCGCCGTCGCCGCCGAGATCGGACCGGACAAGAGCAAGGCCCAGGGCGCGCTCGGGAACCTGATCGAGTACGGCAGCAGCAAGAACCCGCCGCACCTCGACGGCGCCCGCGCGCTGGCCGCCGAGGAGCCGAGGTTTTACGCCGCCGCGGCTGATGCGGCAGAAGCCGCGGTGCTGGAGTGAGCGCCCCGGCGGCGTCCGAGCCGCACATCGCCGCTGTGGTTTCGGCCGTCGATACGGCGCTCCAGGCGCTCCAGACGCAGCGGCACGCCTACAACGGCACGCGGCCGGACGCCGACAACTCCTGTGCCGTCGTCTTCGGCAGCCCTGGCCAGACCTCGGGGCCGCTCGGCGACCGTTTCGCCGATTTGCAGATCGACTTCCAGGTGACTGCGGTCGGCGCCGTCCCGGAGGAGGCCATGTACATCGCCGACGCCGCACGCACCGCACTGCTGTCCACGCCGCCGCCCGCGGTGTCCGGCCGCGCGGTCTGGCCGCTGTGGCAGAGCGCCGCGCAGCCGGTACAGCGCGACGACACCGTCCAGCCGGCGCTGTACATCGCCACCGCCCAGTACGTGATCAAGTCCACCCCCGCATAGGAGAGATCCATGGCCCTACTCGCGCTTCAGTCGATCACGTCGGCCGGGCTGACGCCGACGACCGTCGCAGCCACTGTCGGTGGCGACACCATCCAGCCCGCGTCCGCCGCCGATGACCGCTGCACCCTGTACGTCAACAACGGCAGCGGTGCGCCGATCACGGTGACGGTCGCTGACCCCGGCAAGACCCCGGCGGGCAACGCCGGGACCGCGCCGGCCGTCTCAATCGCCGCTAGCACCGCGATGTACATCCCGATCCCGACCGGTGCGATCAACCCGGCGAACGGGCTGGCCTCCATCACCTACAGCGCTGTCACCACGGTGACCGTCGCTGCGCTGCGGCGGTAGTCGCGATGTCAGTGTTCTGGACCCGCGTTCGCCACGCCCTGCTCGGTGACGCCGTGATGCCCGTCGCCGCCGTCGAGTCCTACCCGGGATGGGAGGCCGTCGGCGAACCCACCACCGAGGCCGACGCGCTGCATGCGGACATCGAACGCGAACGCGCTGTCGCCGCCGCTGAGGCCGAGGCCGAGGCCGAGGCCGCACAGCAGTCCGCGCCCCCCGCACCTTCCACGCCGTCGGCCACCGTGCCGAAGAGCGGCACCGCCACCCCCGAATCCTCCGCGCCGGCCGGCGCCGACCCGAAGGAGTAGGTCATGTCCGACCTCTACCTCGATGGCAACGTCAAGGTCACTTTCTGCACTGCGATCGCCAACATCAACGCCCCGACCACCACCGAGCTGAACGCGGGCGCGTCGCTGGAGACCCTGATCACGCCGACCGGGCTCCAGATCAAGCCGACCACGGCCAGCGTCGACACCAGCAGCCTCGCCTCCACCTTCACCACGCAGGGTGTCGGGCGCCGCAGCTTCGCCATCACGGTGGAGATGAAGCGCCAGACCCCGACGGACACCGCGTTCAACCTGTTCCCGTACAAGACGTCCGGGTTCCTGGTCGTCCGGCGGAGCCTCGCCTCGACCGCGGCGTGGGCCTCCACCCAGCCGGTGGAGGTGTATCCGGTGACCGTCGGCGAGGCCGAACTGACGCCGCCGGTGGCGAACGAGGTCCAGAAGTTCATCTCGGCGATGATGGTCACCTCCGACCCGGCGACCCGCTCGGCCGTGGCGTGAGCACCGCGAAGAAGGCGGCCACGCCGCGCGGTATCGAGGACGTCCTGGCCATGGCGCGGCCGCGCCAGACCGAGGTGCGGCTGTGTCTGGCCGGGGATCTGGCGGCGAGGGCCGACCAGCTCGCCGAGCGGATCGAGCTGCTGGGCGACCGCAGCGGCGCCTCGTCGCTGGCGGACGTGGACCCGCGCCGTGCGCTGGAATCGGAGCTCGACGAGGTTCATGAGGCCATGCGCGCCTCCGAGGTCGTCTTTCGCTTCCGGGCGCTCGGGCGTACCGCGTACTCGGATCTGCTGGCCGCCCACGAGCCGCGCAAAGGCACCGACGACGCCTCGTGGAACAACGACACCTATCCGCACGCTCTGATCGCGGCCTGCTGCATCGAGCCGGTGATGACGGTCGAGCAGGTCGACCAGCTGACCGAGGTTCTGAGCCAGCGGCAGCGTAACGAGCTGTTCAACCAGGCCTGGTCCGCGCAGGTCGGTGAGACCCGCGTCCCTATCTCACGCGCCGTCTCCACCAGTCGGTAGAGCTGCGGCGCGAGATTCAAGCGGCCAGGGCGTGGGCGGTTCCGCGTTCGGTGTTCCTGGGCCGTGTTCCGGGCGCCGGCGAGCCGGTGTGGACCGACGATGACCGGGACTGGGCGATGGCCCTGCTGGCCTACGAGGCGGACCTGTGCGAGTGCGGGCAGCCGCGTAGCGAGTCGATGAACCCCGCCAATGAGGACGCCTACGTGGCTGAGCCGCTGCGCTGTCATTCATGCCGGGCCATCGCACGCGGCGGCGAGCCGTTCGCCGAGGCCGCGTCCGGTTCGCAGGGCATTTTCATCAGCGTGACCAAGAGGACGAGGAGGGCTCATGACTGATCGCACAGTCGTTGCCAGGCTCGTCCTGGATGTCGCCGGCTACACCCCGGCCGCGGTGGAGGCGTCGAAGTCGACGTCTGCTCTGGCGACAGCGCAGAAGGAGGCGGAGGTCTCGGCCAAGGCCGCCGGTCTGGCGGCCCGCCGCGGCTCAGGCTTCGGCGGCTGCGTCGGCACAGTCGGCTGCGATGAAGGAGGCCACGGCAGCGGCGAAGGAGGCTTCCGCTGCTCAGGTGACCGCGGCCAGGGCCGCCACCGATGCCGAGCGTGTCGAGGCGGAGGCTGCCGCGCAGGTCGCTGCTGAGCGTGTCGCGCTGGCGAAGGAGACGCTGACGCAGGCCGCCGAGCAGGCCGAGGCTACGGCCCAGGAGGCGGCGGCTGCGAAGGCCGGGAGCTTGGAGGCGGCGAAGTACGCGGCCAGCCAGCGGGATGTGGCCGCTGCGGCAAAGGAGGCCTCAGTCGCTGAGGCGGCCGCCGCGAAGGAGACCGAGGCCGCGGCTGCGGAGCGCAGCAAGGCGTACAAGGACTCCAGCGCCGCCATGGGTACGGCGTCGCTGATCGCCGCGGGAGCGGTCGGCCTGATGGTCAAGTCCGCCGGGGATTTCCAGTCCTCGACGCAGCACCTGGTCACTGATGCCGGGGAGTCTCAGGACAAGCTGGCGATGGTCCAGGCCGGGATCCTGAAGACGGCCACGGCCACCGGCACCGGGGCGAAGGATCTCGTGGACGCGATGTATCACATCGAGTCGGCGGGTTTCCACGGGCAGACGGGCCTGGACATGCTGACCGTCGCCGCCGAGGGCGCGAAGGTCGGCGGGGCGGACCTCGGCACGGTCGCCAAGACTTTGACCGGCGTCATGAACTCGTACTCCGATTCCGGCTACAGCAGCGTGCAGATGATGAACATGCTCATCACCACCACGGGCGCCGGCGACATGAAGATGAACGATCTAGCGGGGTCGCTGGGCAACGTCTCGGGGATCGCCGCCAGCGCGCACATCAAGTTCTCCGAGGTCGGCGGCGCGATCGCGACGATGACCTCTCAGAACATGACCGCCGACAGGGCGACGCAGGACCTGGCCCACACCATCGGGTCCTTGCAGAACCCCAACGCTGTTCAGATCGCGCAGATGCAGCAGTTGGGCCTGGACAGCAACGACGTGTCGCAGAATCTGGGCAAGCGCGGCCTGACCGGCACCCTGGAGCTGCTGACCACGGCGGTGCTGAATCACACGCAGGGCGGCCAGGTTTTCATCGACACCCTGAAGAACAGCAAGAATGCTGCGGCCGACGCCGACGTCATGCTGAAGCAGCTGCCGCCATCCATCCAGGACGTTTCCAAGAAGCTCCTGGATGGCAGTATCACCGCCGCCGAGTACAACAAGGGCATCGCGAACCTCGACGCACCGCAGCAGCACATGGCCAAGCAGTTCGAGCAGCTGGTGAAGTCCAGCGGCGGCTTCAACGATCTGCTGAAGAAGGGCGGCCCGGCGGCCGAGACCTACAACGCCGCCATGGCGAAGCTGCTGGGCGGCGCGACCGGCTTGAACACGGCGCTGATGCTGACCGGCGGCCGGATGCAGACGTTCAAGGACAACTCGACCTCGATCGAGGATGCCGCGAAGAAGGGCGGGACCGAGGTCGACAACTGGGCCCGGATCCAGGGGACTTTCAACCAGAAGGTTGATGTGGCGAAGGCGTCGCTCGGTGCCCTGGGCATCGCGATCGGCACGACGCTGCTGCCGGTGGTTTCCGGCCTGGCCAAGGGGATCACGGACGTCGTCACGCCGATTGCCGAGTGGGTCGACAAGAACCAGACCCTCACCGCCGTGGTCCTGGGCTCGGTGACTGC